GCCCACGATAAGTCAGCCCTTACCTCACTCTATAGAGGCAGAGCAGGCTGTCATCGGCGGCCTCATGTTAAAGAATGATGCCTTTGATTCTGTTTCCGAAATACTCTCTGATCGTGATTTTTACAATAAAGATCATCAGCTCATATTTAATGCAATGCTAAGACTAGCTGCAGAAGAACAGCCCTTTGATCCGATTACCCTTGCAGAATCTCTTCAAAATTCTAATGAACTTACTTCTGTCGGTGGCGCTGAATACCTTGACGACTTGGCTAGTAGTACGCCAAGTTCAGCTAATATAAAAGCTTACACTCAAATAGTCCTAGAAAGGTCGATTGTCAGGCAGTTGATTGGGGCGGCAAGTGACATTGTTCGTAAAGGCTACAATCCTTTGGGATGGGATAGTTCCAAGCTTTTGGCTGAAGCAGAATCACGACTTCAAGAAATTATTGAAAATCGACCAAAGAAAGGAGGTTTTAAGGAGGTCAACTTGCTGATCAAAGAAGCAGTAGATCGTCTTGATGAACTTTTTAAAAACGATACTGATATTACTGGATTAAGTACAGGGTTTAGTGATCTTGATAAAATGACCTCTGGATGGCAAAACTCTGACTTGGTAATTATTGCTGGTAGGCCCTCAATGGGGAAAACGGCATTTGCCATGAATATGGTTGAGCACGCGACATTAAGTCAAGATAGACCTGTTTTAGTTTTCTCCCTTGAAATGCCAGCTAACCAGTTGATTATTCGTATGCTGTCATCGATTGGTAAGATCGATCAAACAAGGATGCGCTCTGGAAATTTAGTTGAAGATGATTGGCCAAGGCTAAGTGGCGCTGCGCAAAGGTTGAAAGATAAACCTTTGTTCATTGATGATTCTGCAGGGATCACTCCCTTGGAGATGAGAAATAGAATTAAGCAGTTTACTCGAGAGAGAGTGGATCAACTTCGAGAGGAGTGGAGGAGAGAACATGGGCCAGATGCTCCTGTGGACCTTGAGGCTTTATATGAGAAGGCGCAACCTGGAATGATTATGGTGGATTATCTTCAGTTGATGAATGGCTCCAATACTGCAGAAGGGAGAGTGCAAGAAATATCTCAGATTTCTCGAGAGTTAAAAGGTTTAGCACGAGAATATCACTGCCCTATGATAGCCCTATCACAGTTAAGTAGAAATGTTGAACAGCGACCAAATAAGCGCCCAGTGAATGCTGATCTTAGGGAATCAGGGGCAATTGAGCAGGATGCTGATGTGATTGCTTTTATTTATCGAGATGAGGTCTACAATGAGGATAGCCCCGACAAAGGGACAGCTGAAATTATTATTGGTAAACAGCGTAATGGACCTATTGGTACTTGTAGACTTATGTTTATGGGCAAATATACGCGCTTTGAAAATTTGGCTAGCGATCACTTTGCTCAGCTTTGAGCCGCTAAGTATCAGATATTAAAATGAAAATTTTCCATACGATAAACGGATTTCGAAACAATCTATCGGTTGATCGGTGTCAAGGATTAAGGATTGGTCTTGTGCCTACGATGGGGAATCTCCATGACGGGCACTTGGCGCTGCTTGAGCAGTCGAAGCAGACTAATGACATCACGGTTTGTTCAATTTTTGTTAATGCTCTTCAATTCAATCTCAACGAGGATTGGGACAAGTATCCAAGAACATACGATACAGATTGTGAGAAGCTAAGAAATGCTGGTTGTGATTACCTTTTTCATCCTGATGATACGGAAATGTATCCAAACGGATTGGATACTCAAAGCAGAGTAATCTGTCCGACAATGACAGATGTTTTATGTGGTGCTACCCGTCCTGGCCATTTTGAGGGTGTTACGACGGTTGTTAGTAAGCTGTTTAATATCGTTCAACCTGATGAGGCCATATTTGGCATTAAGGATTATCAGCAGTTGGCAGTAATCAGAAGAATGGTAGAAGACCTCTGTTTGCCAATTAAGATAAGCGAAGCACCAATTTACCGCGAATCTGATGGGTTGGCGATGAGTTCAAGGAATCGCTATATTTCAGAGAATGAAAGACCTCGAGTTACGATTCTTAAAGAAAGCCTTGACTGGATAGCAACTCAAATAACCAGTGGAAATAGAAATTTTTCTGAACTGGAGTTTGAGGCTAAGAGAAGAATTGAAAAAGAAGGTTTTTCAGTTGACTACGTCACTTGTAGTCAAAGCAAAACATTAGAACTAGCCGCCAATGATGATATTGAAATAACCGTTCTAGGCGCTATGTTCACCGAAAGCGCGAGATTAATCGACAACGTCAGCGTACGAATGATCTAAGATTTTTGATAAACAACCGCTCCTGCAATCCATGTTTGCAGAACCTCTGTTTTCCAAATACTCTCTTGTGGCTCATTAAAAATGTCTCTATCAACAATAATGAAATCAGCCCACTTCCCAACTTCAAGACTTCCTAATGTTGTTTCTTGATGAGCCGCCCAGGCGGCGTCAATGGTAAATGATCTTATTGCTTCAGTTATTGATATTGATTGCTCCGAGATCCATCCTTTAATGGGAAGATTCTGCCGATTTTGTCTCGTCACAGCAGCATGTATTCCATAAAAAGGATTG